TACGATGGGGGCGAAAAGTCAATGCCGCTCATTTCACCTTCTCTAAACTAGAGTTAAAGGGTACCACTAAATCTATATTAGCGAAACCGCGTTACCTTCTTAGTTACTGGCTTGGTAACTTTTTTCTTCTGGTCTTTTTCTTTTTTCTCTTTGGCCTCTTCCGCGTAGTCTCGCATACGGGGGTCTACTTCGCGCTTAGAGTTAACATACTGACCACCCATTGCGTTGTATCTAGAGTGAATCCAGTGTCCGCGGGCAGGAGAGTTTTTAGAGAACTTTGAATTCGCCTGTGCGGTAATCATGTTCCAAAGTTTAGGATTAGCGGGTTCCCGCTCTTCCGTTTCCTTTGCTTCTTTTCCTCTAATCAGTGCCATCTTTAATCCTTATAAAATGGGAAGCCCACCCCTGTGACGTATTCGCCGTACAAACAGGGGTGGGAAACCTAACTAGTCGTTTACTACAGCTGGGTTGCCAGACTTCTGTGGACCGCCGCTACGATTAACTTCTTCGAAACGGTTGTCAAGTCGTTAAGACTTGCTGGTGCTGAAACCCATGCAGCAGAACCTACGTGAGCACGCTCACGCATTGTTTCTTCTGCAGTCTTTGTGTGAACAGCCTTATTACGATTTGGACGACCTGCAGCTGGTTCGTATCCCTGCATAGCACCAGTGGTGAACTGTGTTGGGATGTCTGTGTCTGTTGCAAGACCTTCTTCAAAGCGTAGTGGGCCACGCTGTCCTGGTGCAGCAGGTGACATCTTACGGTCGTAAGTGGTACCTGGATTCTCAGGGAACTTAGGTGTTGGGGCAATTGCCATTTTTTATACTCCTTATTAAAGGGTTGAGGACCTCGTGTAAAAGTGTCCTACTTATTGGTCGTAAAGTCAGGCTAAACGGGTAATTACCTGCTGAAGAACGGGGATGTGGAAACCTCTACTGAAGGCATCGTTAGGTCTAAGGTTAGAGAGCAGGCTATTGCCAAAGAGTCTGCATAGTCATCATGAGCGTGGGCCTCATCTGGAGCATGGGCTAAGAAGTTAGGTCCCGTGAACTTGGTCTCCAAATCCACCATTTGTTGGTAAAAACGTTTCCATCTACGCAGTTGACGAGTCTTAGCGTGGGCAGGCCAACCAACCATACGACGGTCAATTAGGGCCTTAAGGTGTTTCCAACGCTTTGATTGCTCTGGTTGGCTACTGCCTATGGAATGTACTTCTGCTCTTGGGATGAGGAGTCGGAGTCTTTGTGCAACCGCATCACCCACGCCGTTAGCGTCAACCCCAACAGCAAGTACGTCGTAACTAGATAAGAAGTTAACGATTTGAAAATATTGGTCTTCCCAGTCATCACCTTGTAAGTCATCACCTTGTAGCTCCAACCAATCTAGGACACGGTGGTCAAAATATCCAAACTCATCTGGACGGTCCCAATCTACCCAGACTACTGTTACAACTGTAGAGTCTAGCTTACGTGCGGGGTCAATACCAACTACCACAGGGGAACGATGCCAAGCCTTTACAACCTGCTGAGAGGTGTCGCCCAGCTCATCCATAATAGCTGAGGTTACAAACATACCTCTTTCCAGCAACCACTTACAGCAATATGACATCTGGAACTCGTCGGACTCTTCACCAATACGTAGTTTTTCTTTTTTTATGAACTTCTCGTAGTTAGCGTTGCACTTAGATACGTCGCGGTAATCCCACTCAAAGTGGTTTTGGCGTTTTCCTCTAGTTGTCTGTCTGCGCTTGTTAATTTGAATAGAGCGATAGAAGTTGTTCTTATGCGTAGTTGGTGTGCCAGTCTTAACCATGGTTCCTGAGTAGTACGCAAGCATAGGGGAGATAGACTTGGTAACAACAAAGTCGTCAGCTTCTTGACACTCATCAATAACAATAAGGTGGAAAGACTTAGATTCAATCTTTGCACGTGGGTTAGCGGTCATCATCATAAGGCTACTGCCCGAGTTTTTTAATTTAATCTGTCGTGTTACTCCAGGTACCTTACCCAGGCTGTCATCAATCTCTGGGTCACCTAAGATTTCTAGCGCACGTTCACTAGTAAGCCTATTAACAGTACGGCCGAACAGTGTTTCTACCTGGCCTTCAACTGGGGCAAACATACCAATCCACACACCGTTTATAAACTTACCTAGTAGGTCTGGATACATCTTTGCAAGGCGTGGCAAAAGCACCATTAGCGTTGCTACGGTATTAGCAATTGTTTCAGACTTACCTGACTGACGTGCTGCTAATGCAGTTATTTCTTCACCGTCGTTAATAAGTACAGACTCAATGATACGACGCGCAAGCGGCATTTGATAAGGGTGTAGCTCATGCCCAACTAGGGCGTTCATAAACTCAATGCAACGGTCTATTAATTTATTTACAAACTCTTTAGACAGTTCATCAAGTTCTACCTCTTCATCCTCGGGCTCTACTTCCTCTGGGATGTCAGGTAGGAACTCATCTTCATCTTCTTCTAACACAATGTTGTTGTCCATAATAACCTTAGTCTAGAGTAAAACAAAAACCCTGTGCTGGTAAGCACAGGGTTTTTGCACCATCACACGGAAGTAGAAGAGAGAGGTAGATATAGTATATCAGCGAGTCATGCGTGCGTGCAACTCGTGGGTTACAGCATGGACGGCTTCAGCACCCTTTAAGGCCTCTTCCAAATATACGGAGTCTCTGCTCTTTGTGTACATAGACAGGCATTTGCCAACTTCAGTTAGCGCCTGGTCAATCCAGGACTCAAGCTCTCCTGTAGGTATCCTGGAAACCCTTTTTGCCAGCTTTTCTGGAAAGGGCTTATCCCAAGGTTCCTTTTTAAAAAAACTCATCATATTTACCGTCCTCTGGTACCCAAGCTTTTCTACCCTTCATAGCGTCTAAGACTATCCTATCGATAGCCTCATCGTCATCAAGGGATATTACAGGTCTTTTATAAAAAAGGCCAACATAGTAACCAGGCTCAGTAAAAGGCAACCTAAAGACTAGACACTTACCTTTTCTAAATGGGTAATCAGTTTCTTGGGTAGAGCCGACCTCTACCACAGGCAATAGTTTTTTATGCCAGTATCGTAGTTTTCCGCCGTATAGTGGTCCGATAGTTTGCATTAGTCGCCTTGTTGCCGTCTCTCGTCTAAGCCTTCTTCTAATATTAAGGTCTGTTGAAGTCTAGCAGAAGACTCAGCAGCGTACTCAAATCTTGTTCTTTGCTCTTCTGTCATCTCTAATGGGTCTGCTGGTCCCATATGCGGCCATCGGTCTAAACCACTTGACGCTAGGTACTTGCCAGTAGAGTCGGTGTTCTTTAAGTTTTCAAAGTGCGACACTGGGCAGTTTTCATACTCCCACCATGCACCATCCCTAAATACAACATATAAAGAGCGCTTATCAAAATCATAAGCAATTGCCTTTGCTCTTGGTCGTATTGGGTTTGTAGTGTTAGCAGCTAGCTGCTTAAACCCCTCTGATGGAACAGCAACTTGGAAGCGCTGGTCTACAGGGGTTTCGACACCAATCTTATCGGCCATACCTTGAGCAAGGTTTAGGATTCTATTAAACCGCTCTTCTTGGTCTTCAAAGTAACGACCCTTTTTGTTTTTAGCCACAGATATGGTCCTCGGTTTCAGACTCTCTTACTCTCACCAAACAACGGGCACAGCGAAGGTACTTCTCTGGTTTAAAGTTGTTTTGTGCAGTAGCGCCAGGTTCAAACTCTACATGTTCAGACGCGCTAATAATCTCAGGTTCAGCGAACATCTCATCAGGAAACGGACCTCTAGGGGCAGTTACCTTTTTAGGAACGGGGTGGGTTTGAACGGCCTGTCGTCTATCTACGCGTACTGCGAAGATTGGCTCATCAAACATTACTCGGCCTTAGGTTCCTCTACAGGCTCTTCTTCTTTTTTCTACAAGCGGGAAGTGACCGCTATCAGCACGTGCTTGTAACCAGTTTGGTAAACAAGGTGCACAGTAATTAACTGGGTTTACTCCAGGGTCTGCATGTGTATATAGAGCATCTTTATCACAGTTATCGCATTTTACTTTTGCCATCGGGTCCTCCTAATAAAAATGGGAGGGCGGTTTGCCGCCCTCCCACTAGTTTACTTGGAAGCTCCGATTCCGTAAGCCTTATCTTTAGGATTTAAGGCCTTGGCTAGAGGACCGACTAGACCAGCAATAAACGCATTAACGAGTACTGAAGGCTCAGTCTGACCTGCCATGTATAGTGCTACAACGGAAGCGAGCGCAGCGCGGATATATGACCCTGCAGCTGCTACTAGTTGTTCTTTATTCATCTTGCTCCTTTTACCCCTTGTGATAGTGGGGGTATAGGAATACTACTCGTTCTTTCCAATTTCCGCTAGGTGCTGGGTGAACTGGCCTTCCAGCTTAGCGACGCTAATACGTAGCTCAGTAATCTCTGAGTGGATTTGATTGACGGTATCTTTCATACTGCCCCCGCCGTTGGGCTTAAGTTCGTGAACAAAGTTCTTCAGGTATGACTTTAATACCCATGATGTGGCTGCGATGATAGCAGCTCCAAAAGCTGCGAATCCTGAGAGGACGCCAGCCCATTCAACTAATGACATATCTCATTCTCTTTCTAATATAGAGTATTGATATGTGTCGTCCGATATGCATAAAAAATGCGGAAATACGTACATATAGTAAATACTTAAATAACGTTTTTGTCACATTAAACAAAATATATTTACTTCGGCTTGACTCTTGCCGTAACTCTGTGGCAGTCTAGTTCTTGAAAGGCTCCAGTAATGGAGCCTTTTGCTACTGAGAGGAGCAATCAAATGCTTAATATCAGAAAAGATACAATGGATAAAGTGGCTGTATTTGCAATGTACACACTGTTGATAGGAGGCCTACCGCACGCAATTGCTAACGCAAATGAAGCGGATGGGACGACTGTAACAGTACAAGTAGATGCTGTGGACCCACTTGACCAGTACAGAGGAGCAAAAGAACTGTCAGATACAGAACTAGTTGACCTGCTTAGCGCGGTTGGTTTTGAGGGAAAAGCCCTCAAGGTCGCCTACGCGGTTGCTAAGAAAGAATCTAACGGTCGCCCCTTAGCCCATAACGGAGATGTCTCCACAGGTGACAATTCCTACGGGATGTTCCAGATTAATATGCTGGGAAGTCTCGGAGAAGATAGACGGGAGAAATTTGACCTCAAAACAAATAAGGAACTCTTTGACCCCGTGGTTAATGCAGAAATAGCTTTCTACATGACTAACGGTGGAAAAGACTGGTCCTCCTGGAAAGTGTACCCAGGCCAGACGAATGGAAAAAGATACGAGGAACACCTAAAGGCGTTCCCTAACTAATAACCCTTTAAATAAAAAAGCCCCCAGCCATTGGCTGGGGGCTTTTTGCTTGGGTGCTTATGAAGCTGTTGCCCAAGGTGTAATTGAGATTGTTGCTGTTGAAAGAACATTTGCTGTTCCTGCCGCAACTGTCTGGGACTTGATAGTTCCAGCAACTGCCACAACTGAACCTGTAATAGCTGAAAGAGCCAAGACTGTGGTTGCTGTGGTTGTAACTGTGAAGGTGTTGTCTGTAAGGCGTGTAACTGTGTAGGTGCCGTTGACTGAAGCATCGACAGAAGAAAGCGTGACCTTGTTGCCAGTAACATAGCCGTGTGAGGCTGCGGTAATGGTTGTGGTTGTCTGACCAGCTGTGCGTGCTGCTGCTGTAACGGTTACAGCTGCGTTTGTAGCTGCTGAAGCTGTAGTGATGTTAGCTGCTTCGTAACCAGCGTCCTTAAGCTCATCAAGAGCTAGAGCTGTTGTCTCACCAAGTACGTTAGGTACTACGATGAATGTGATTCCAGCGCCGTCATATGCTGTAAGAGCGTTTGTTGGCTGAACCTTGCCGTACCACTGTCCTGTAATTTCACCAGCGTTAGCTGCGTTAGTTACTGTGAACTTTAGTGCGTCTGCTGAAGCAACTGTTGCTGAAGATAGGTTGTATGCAGAGGCTGTTAGGCCTGTGATGTTTACAACGTCGCCAGCTGAAAGCTTGTTCTGTGATGTGTATGTAACAGTTGTGCCGTTACCTGAAGCTGCTGTAATCATGTAGTTACCTGCGCCTGGTAGGAATGATGGGTAATCGTTCCATTCAGCTTCTGCAACTGTGTGGTTATTGCTAGTTGCAGGGACTAGACGTGCGCTTGGGTTGGTGGTGTAGCCAGACCAGTCGTAGTTCTGGCTTGCATCAGCAGCTACAACAGTTGTAGTGCCTCCGTCTGTGCGCTCGTCGTTTGGCTGCATAGGGTAGTTACCCCATACGAAATCTACTCGAACGTTTCCTGCTGAGTCGGTAGAGTTACCGACGTTGTTAGTTCCAGCTGGGGTGTTACCGACAGCAATGGCGTAAGCGCCAGTAGCTAGGTCTGAACCCACTGGTAGTGGTGAGTTATAACTTGACATTTTTACCTATTCTCTAGAGTGGTAGTGACGCCTGATATCGGGGGCGCTGGCTACTATTGTCTAAGAGAACGAGGTAACTGTCAGCCTCTACTCATTGACATCAGGTGCGTGAAGATTTAATTTGGTCTTATGGTTATGAGGCCAGTCGGGCTTGGTCTTGTCGTACCTTACCCCTTTTATATAGTCCCTAGTAAATGAGCTACCGCCCTGAGAGTCAATGCCCGCCCTGTATGCCGAGAACTCTCTGTAATGACGATTGATTTCAGGGTCGTCATCAATTCCCTTGTGTACTAGCTTAAACTCTTCTAGTTGAGTTTTATGTATAGGTATAAAAAATAAAACTGGGTCGCCTTTTTTAAAGGTAACAACCTTATTAACCTCAGTAATCTTCCAGTTCATGGTTGGCGACATGTATATCCAATCACTCTCAACAATTCCTGATAAAGGAGTGGCGCCTGGTATTACCAGGTTAGGCCCTCCCATAAACCAAAGATTCCATTCTGGAGAGGTTCTAGGGATGGCATTTAAATGGAAAGTAACAACCCCGTTACCAGTCCCGTTATCAACAAAGGAGTCTTTTCCACAGATTATGGTTGTGCCTTGAGCGCTTGGGCTGCCGTCCCACACAACCTCTACGTCATGAGGAAGTCTCACACACCACCCGTGGCGTGCTGCATAAGTCATAGGCAAACACCTGTAGGCGTAGGAGTCCATTAAGGTGTTCATCCACTCCCTATCTACAGGGCTCTGCTCTATGGGCAACCTTTGACCTTTAGCGAACAGGTGATAAAATTCAATTTCCATTTTTATTAGTGTACCAGCCGTAAAACAGCTCTCCTAAATCGCATCCCACTATTTTGTATAAATCTGATAAAGGTCTTACATCGAACAGTTCTTCTGGACCAACAGTATTATTTTTCATAATATTTATGATTCTGTCAGTTGTTGGCGCTCTTCTATCGTTATGCTCTTGGGGATAGTCAATCCACAGCTTTGGCCTACTAAAGTCAATAGACTTAGACTCATTCATATGGTACAGGGGAGGGTCAGCGGGGTTATAAACATCCCAACCAGCAGTGTACGCTCTAAGGCTATTTATTATCTCTTCTCCCCAAAACCCAACCCATTCAGGTTGCAGAATTTTTGTAAAAAAATCGCGTTTTCCAAATATAAAATGCCCACAGAGGTACCAACCCAGCTCTAGCTCTTGTTCTTTTGCGTCTAAAGCATTGGTAGGCATAGGCACTAGCTCATGGTGTTTATAAAACGTTTTTTCACTGTCACCAGTGTTAAACACAAAACGAGCAAACGTTCTATACCTTCTTATAAATGCCTCTGTGTGGTTTTCCATGTAGTACCACTCAGGTAAATATACGCTTATTAAAGCTTTTTCATTATTTATTGACTTATGCAAGTCTAAAAGTTTTGTATCCCACCCCTGGTCAAAACGGGTATGTGAGTCTATTTGTAGGACGTATTCTTCGTCGTATAGCGGGCACATGGCCCTATTTCTACACTGACATACGCTAAATATTTGCCCAGGCTCTTGAACGTCTACCCTAACCCTATTTTCATAGGTATTGGTTATGAGGTTCTCGTCGGCTTTTTGTTGCAGAAAAACACCGACTGTTATTTTACTGGGGTTGTCAGCTTTACAAAATAGGTCGTCAATAGTTGACTGTATAACAGGGTCTCTGTAACAAGCAATAGTTACATAGATGGTGTTAGGTCTTGTCCCCATTTTCCTATCGGACACTCCGCATTCTTAAGTAGTGTTTTAGCCTTCATTATGCATCCACATTTTGTGCACTGTGTTGTGGCGCTTATAAAGTGCTCGCACCCTTTGCAAAGGTCGTACCTAGAAGCTGCTATATCATTTGTAGTTCTTTGAGCGGGGTCAATAAGATGCCAGGGACGTGACTCCCCAAGGTTTTTTTTCCATTGCTTCCAAGCTGATGTTTTTTCTTCTGACATTATTGCCCCTCAATAGGTGCGACAAAGTTTGAACCATCCCATGTCCACCCAGCTAGAACTGGGCTATCTAATGGAATTGGCACTACCTTTGGGTCAGACGAAAGACCAGCAATACAACGTTTTTCTACATCTTGAAGGTCGTGTATGTTTTTTTCATCTAAAGAGATAACACCAAAAACGTCACCCTCTGCAATAAAAGCAAACTTATGGGTTGCTTCGTGTAGTTCTGTGCCCATAGGCAACATATCATCCATATCTATATCCTATCATATCTCGCTGAAGCATCGGGAAGAAGACAGACATCTGCCTCGGAAATCTCTACAAGCACAGCTTGATGGTGGTGGTGGAGGTGGCGTCGCAGGCGGAGGAGGAGGCGGTGAGGCTACACACTGACAGACACCCCCAACGATACGCCAAGTACCAAAGCAAGGACCTGCACATGTAGGAGTTGCACTCGGTGGTGTAGGAACAAAAATTGGTGGAGAAGCAGGGGGTGCAGCAGGAGGGGATGCTGGCCCTGCTACGGGAACGCAAGAGCCAGGAATAGTTGTATTTGGACAACTTCCACCCGTCCAACAATAAGTAGCATTTCTAGTACCTGATGGGCAGGTTGCGTCAGAAATTGTTGTTGGATAAGAAAGAGCAGAGTCGCAGTTTGAACAAGGGGGTGCGCCGCAGTTACCATTTGCAGTAGAACAAGGCAGAGCAACAGGTGCAGAACAGCTAAGTGTAGGAAAGGAAGTGCTGTAGGCTCCAGTACCGCCTTGAACGGAGCCTCCACCCTGAGTACACGACAGGCTTGCAAAGTATTGTGCGTCGCTAAGTGTTTGAAGGCTTTCCCCATACTTTAAGGCATAAGTACCGCCAGTATTACAACAAACGGTATATTTATAAGTGTTTTGGGTACTTGGACCTGTTGGACCAGTTCCTGTAGGGCAACCAGTACCACTTGATGGCATTGTAAAGTTAGCAGTAGATGTGGCACTAGTGCCACTGCCGTTTAATCCAGAGTACACAGTTAGTGTTGCAGTAGCGGTTTGCCCACAGAATTGACTTGGGCTTGCACAACCCCAACTAAGTCCACTAACGCCGCTTGTAGTCCCGTTAACTATGCCCGAGCTACAACCAATTGCTGAAGCTGACCATGATGCGTATCCGAATGCGCTCCAGGTAAGATTAGGAACAATAGGCGGCGCCCCATCCACAGCAAACGCCGATGCTGTAAACGAGGTAATACCGATAGTAGCACCGCCCTGACTAGGTGGCGGCGGAGTTGGCGGAGGAGGTGGTGGCGCAGGGTTTGACGGGGTTACTGTTCCAGAAGCAGTTGAAGCCTCTCCAGTGCCGTTTTCATTAGTAGCAGCTACAGTAAAGTTATATGTAGTACCAACTGTTCCACTAAAAGCGTATGTTGTAGAGGTGCTATTTGTAACAATTGGAGACCCAACAGTAGGTGTGATTGTGTAACTGGTTATAGCTTTACCAGCATTTGATGGTGCTACCCAGTTAAGAGTTATACCTCCACCATTACCTAAGTTAATTGCGGTTAGCGAAGTTGGGCGCCCAGGAACAGTAGTCGCTGTATCTGGACCTACCTCTGAAGAATCAGCTGAGTCAGAAACAGAGTTTCTTGCTCTAATCTTATATCTATATTTAACACCTGAGCGAAGACCTGTAAAAACAAATGAATTTAAATCAGTTACTGTTTGAGTAACCGCTACGTTATCTTCCGCTGTTGCTGTGATTAAGTAATCAATAATAGGAAGCTTGCCATCAAAAAGGGTAGGGTTAAACGTTAAAAAGGTAGCGCCATTGTTAAATGCACGTCCAGAACCAGAATCTGAACGCGAAGCTACAGAAGGAGGTAGCGGAGGTACCTTCTTCTGAGAATCACTGACACCAGGATAGATTGGCATTAAGCAGTCAAATCACCAGAGAGCCACCAGGTGTTAGCTGCTACTTTTACCAAAGTAGCGCCTGACCATCTAGCACGAAGCTTTAGACCAGGTGTAGAAAAAACGTTTTGGCTTGCAAACACTACGTTACCTACTTGACCACGTACAAAGTTAATTTGAGAGCCTATAGGGAAGGGAACAGAGTCTGTTGGAACTGTAATAGTTAAATCAGTTACAGTGCTGGTGTTTACTAAATAAAATAGCTTATTCTTGTCTGCAAGAGCGAGCGTGAAGTTCTCACTCTTCTGTTCTACCGTAGCATCGGCTGCAACAGCAGTTACTGAGCCTTGAATGTTAGCGGCAAGGGTCTTTCCTGTAAATGTGCCATCTGGAGTAACTCCAGCAATAATTTCGTTACCAGAACCCTGAAATTCTAAAAGATTTACTGACTGGTTTAGCGCACCTTGAACAATTAAAGGTCTATTAGATGAAAGTCCAGCTGAAATCTTGTTAGATTGAGCTCCATCAGCTGTTTTTCTAATATATTGGGTATGGGAGTCCGCAACAACACCAAGTTCTACGTTAGCAATGCGAGCGGACACGGTACCGAAGGCTGTAGAGCTAGCGTCGTATGTAGTTGATGGGTTTGGTGTAACAGATAGCGCTGGATTTAAACCAAGAGTGGTTTCTACAGCAACAATCTCCTCTTGAAGGCTATTTGGGTGTGAAGCGTCAACTGTATCAACGACGTTTTGTTTAGTGGTAAATACTCTTACCGAACTTGGGTATGATGCTGGCATTTTGTACCTTTCAGTTTTGACTTTCCCCGTTAGGGCCTCTACCAGGGCTGTTCCAGACCGCTATGCTTGGTCTTTCGTCGTTTTTATACAACTTTTTATGACCAAACCTTGAATCCATTGTTTTTTTAGGCTTTGATACTGCTTTTTTAAAGGATGACTTCCTCACGGTGTCCATCCTTCATATCTACTCCACTGTTTAGACATTGTAGTGGCTCCTTTTATCGGAGACATTACATATGTACGTCTATCGCGCTCTTCTCTGTTGTTCTTTTTAGTCTTTATACGTGCGTGAATTGTACTTTTTGCTTTAGGAACGCCATCTTTATGCATTTTTTTTCTTCTTCGGTGTCTTAGGCTGAAATGTTGGTTCAATAATGCTTGTTGGCTTACCAAAGTTAGGGCCTTCATTAAGGTCAACTGCAGGAGTTGCCTTATAAACTTTTTGATAACCAGGAGTTGTCTCACGCTTAGGGGACTTCTTACCTTTTGACTTAGGTGCAGCTGTAGGCTTTGGTCCTGGTAGGGCTTTTTGACCACGGGTAACAGATTTAGCGCCTGGAGAAGGTCGCTTTTCTACTCTTTCAGATTTTACTGTTCTAGGTGCTTGTGGTTTTTCTGAACGTGTAACGCGCTCTGATTCAACCGTAAGAGGTTTGGTCTCATCTTTTTCGCTTGCCTTTTGGGCCTTGGTTACTGCCGAAGCTACTCTGGCAACTGTTACTGCTCGTAGGATACCTTTACCCTTGCCCTTACCTTTAAGGGAGGATGTGGCTTTGCCACGTAACTGGGTTTCTGACGCGCTTCTAGCTGCTTTCATACTCTGATTGTAAGTGTTTCTCTTCGCATTGTCGGGCTAAGTCAGGGACCACATACCTTTTATCGCATAAAGCGCAGGTCCAGCGCTTTAAGCGCTCTTTATCATCCACGTTCTGACCACCACCAACCAAGAAGTGCTACTGTAACTAAAGTTACAAGGAACACCCCTTGGAAGGTAATGTGGGTCAGAAAGTACATTACTTACCGCAGGTTGGGCATTTAGCCGCTGGTGCGGCTGCTCCTGCTGCTTTGAACTTAGGGCGACCAAAACCTACGATAGAAATCTGAACCTTCTTAGGGTTCTTCTTGTAGGCACGGAGTTTCTTTGAAACCTGTCCGCCATTGCGCTGTGAGCCCTTGTCATCTGGGCTGGTGTTTCCTTCGATGCACCAAACAGTGCCATCGCCATTATCTTTGATAACAATGCCTACGTGACTGATTCTATCGACGCCATCTGAGGGGAAATCAAAATAGGCGATATCTCCTGCATCTGGGTCTGCAATGTCTCCATCAATCCATGCGCCAGCCTTCTTAAATGCTGCTGCGCCACCTGGAGTGTAAACGGTATTAGGAACCTTTACACCAGCCTCGTTAGCGCACCAGTTTACGAAAGACCCACACCAAGGCTGAAAATTAGCCTTTGTGTAAGCGCCGTACTTAGTTTCATTATCTTTAGGACCTTCAATGGTTCCTAGCTCTGCTGTAGCAACTTCAATTAGCTTTGCTGCTGTGCCTTGGTCTGCCATTATTCTTTGTCCCAATCTTCGTCAACTGGCTGCTCTTCTGGAACTTCGCCTTCAGCCTTTGTAGCAACGGCTACAGCTGCAGCGGCGACACCAGCAGAGATTACGATGTCCTGACCATTTTGCTTAGCTTCAACACGTAGGTCAGCTTCGCTCTTAGCCTTTGTATCAACTGCAGAGAATGCTGCGTTAATTTCATCAAGGTCAAGGCGTCCATCATTCATAAAGCCGCGTGCTAGCTTCTCTACGACTGCGGCAACTGCTGTAAGACCAGCTACTGTTACTGCTGTAATTGTGTCAACGCCAGCGATAGCACCAGCACCGATTACTGAGAGACCGCTAGCAGCAAATACTGCAAGGATTCTCAGAAGAATGTTTCCTATTGATTTCATTTATTCCTCGTCTTTTGGGTTTCGTAGTGGGTAGGTAACAGCCCAAGCAAAGATAGTTGCCATAATTGCGTAACCGACGACTGTCTTTGCTGAACCGTCTAGTACAACCCAAGCAATGAACATGCCAAGCAGTGTCCATAGCTGGTCAATCATGTCTCTAACTATCTTCATGGCCTTCTCCTAGTTCCTCTTGCATCTCCAGAAGCGCCTCCGCCCCCAGAACTTCCACCACCGCTTGAACCACCAGTACCTGTACCAGTAGAACCCGTAGCCGCACCAACTGCATTAATAGCAGCGCCTGCAGCCACAACGGCAGCAACTACCATTTCTGTTGCTTCTTCACGTTCTTCGGGGGACATATCAGCACCGATACTTCCAAGTGCTTTTAGGGCTTGACCAGGGTCATCAAATAATTCGCCAATTAACTCCGCAGGGTTCTCTAGTAGCACGAGAGCCGCGGCAACGTCTGCTGTAATTATAACTTCATTACCGTTTTCATCCTGCCTAACCTCCACAGGAGTCTCTGGTGGGAGGTCCTGATAGGCGATTCCAGCGTCTTGAATCTGCTCTTTTGTAAGGGTTTCGCCTGGGGCTACAGACTCGATAAGAGCCTCAGCAACAAGTTCCTTCTCAGCCGCACTCAGCTTGCCATCTTCCTTAAGGGCGTCAACTAGAGCGGTAACTTCCTCAGCGGTAACTTCGCCATCTGCGCTTAGCGCATCTAGAACAGCCTCAGCATCGTCAGCAGTAAGTTTGCCATCAGATAAAACATCTTCCACAGCACTAGTCACAGCCTCTTCTTCTGTGGTAGTCTCTGGGGATGATTCTTCTAACGGACTTTCTGGCTCTGTTTCTGGTGACTCTGGTTGTGCTTCTTCTTCCACGGGTGTTTCGCCTTCCGCAGGACTCTCCTCGTCTTCTACGACAGGCTCTTCGGGCGTTACCTCTGGTTGTTGCTCTTCTGTGGGTTCTGATGGCGTTTCTGTATCAGGGTCAGTAGATGAAGTATCAGTTGATTCATCTGTTGGGTCAGGTTCGCCATCATCAACGGATTCAGTTGGAGTCTCAGGGTCAGTATCAGGAGTGGACGATTCCTCTTGAGAAGGCTCTTGTGAAGGCTCTTGAGGATTTGGAGCGTCAGTAGATGGACTTTCAGAATCTGTCTGAGGAGGAGTGGTTGAAGCACCGTCAGAAGGAGACGTTGGAGTATCTGGAATTGACGGC